GTAATTTGTGAAGAGATTAATCTAGTACTTCTGATTAAAAAACTTTCTGCGAGGGAGGAACAGAAGTATTATAGTTCTGTAAAGAGAAAAATCCAAGATTTGGAGAAGCCATTAACTATTGCTAGTTACATGACTCATATCATTAAAGGCATTCTTCATAATGCGGAGGAGTTTTTTGGGAGCCTTCCCGAGGATGAAGAGGCACAGTTAAATGTGTTAAGGGCAGTCTATAATTCTATTATTGATGCGTACCCTCCTCTTGACTTGGGTTTTGTTTGTCAAGATATTAATAATAGTACCTTCATGGAGGAGATTCAGGAAGCTATGGCAGATCTCTTTGATCATGCTGTTAATGTCCAGAACTCTTCTTCTAGAAGTTTGAAATCCATGCGTACCTTGAGTGATGTTGAAGGCTTGGAGAAATATATAAAAAGAAAATTGGTGGGGCAAGAGGAGGCTGTAAATAGTGTAGTAGATAGCATCAAGTTAATTGCTAGTGGCCTTTATAAAAATTCTTCCTTCTTTTTCATAGGCCCTACTGGAGTAGGTAAGACAGAGTTGGCTAGACTTCTGGGTCAAAAGTACAGCGGGAATTTTTGGAAGATTAACTGTGCAGAATATGCTCATGCCCATGAGTATGCGAAGCTAATTGGTTCCCCTCCTGGGTACGTTGGACATAGTGAGAAGAGTTTAATGGCTGAGAAGGCTGAGAAGTCCAATAGGTGGGTAATTCTTTTTGATGAAATTGAGAAGGCCCACCACAAGTTTTATGATTTTTTATTGTCTCTCCTAGATGATGGAACTTGCACTGATAACATGGGAAAAGTTCTGGACTTTACTGAATCTATATTTATCTTCACCTCCAACCAGGGAATTTCCGACATCAGAATTGGAAAGAAGCTGGGGTTTGGTGGGGAGAGAGTTACAGTGTCAGGATCCGAAGAGGAAATTAAAAAGTCTGTTAAGAAAAAGTTTCCTACGGAATTTATGAATCGCATAGACAACTATATGTTCTTTAATACTTTAGAACCTTCACACTTAAGGAAGATAGCTACGCTTTCTCTTACTCATCTGCCTATTAAAAAACATAAAGCCCTGTTAGATTTCATTGTCACTAATGGGTATTCAGAAGAATATGGAGCTAGAAATATTAAGCGTTTTATTAAGAATGAGGTCGCCCCAGTCATAGCCCAGACATTGTTAGAGCGAAAACTTCCAAAGAAGAAGGGGGACCTATACACTCCTAAGATTATTGATGGCAAATTAGTGTTGGTAAACTTACTAGAGGAAACTTCTGATGAAACCGAATTGAACCAAGCCGCTGGGTAGGCTATACGCCTTCGTGCGATTTGGAATTTCGCTACCTGCTTCCCTCAAAGAAATTTGGGGGAAGTTTTTTAATAAATAGGCAACCTTGTCTATTATAGGACATGTGGCCCTGTAGCTCAGTTGGTTAGAGTCTCCGTCTTATATACGGGAGGTCACAGGTTCAAGTCCTGTCGGGGCTACCATTTGTTATAGAAAGGAAAGTAATATGATTAAAGTTATTGTTCATTTTGGTGATCATGCAGGAAGTCGTTCCGAGAGTTATGATATTTTGACATACCTGAGAGGAGACAAATATTGGCAGTTTCTGTGTTTGGATGGAACCTTAAAGATTATCCCCGATTCATCTATTGAGATGATTGAGATAGTTAACGAAAAAGCTCCTAAGACGGGAGAAAAGGAAGAATAATTATGGATAAGGTAAGTAAAAAGTATTTGGAAAGAATGTTAGAGGGCTGCGAGATGGGCTTGTCTCAAATAGATGAGGCTATAGCTTCGGTGAGTGCTCAGTTAGGGCAAGTGCAGACGCAGTTTGATGAGATGAGCCAACAGAAGGAAGAGATGCTCGAAGCACAGGCTGATTTAACAAAACTTCTTGGCGTTGAAAAGGGCCCACGCAAAATTTCAGATGAAAAAAGCTAAGAGAATTAAGTTTAAGTTTTTTAAGAATGAAGATCAAGCCTGGGAGTACATTAAATTTAGGAAAAAGAATTTTCCTAAGAGAGCAGGGTATAGTTATTTTTATAACGCCATGCAGTATAAACATAAAAAGAGTGATAAGAAGAGATGGCTTGCCTACTGCCTAATGAGAAAGCTAAAGGGGAGGTAGCCCAACGGCAGAGGCAGTGGACTTAAAATCCATACAGTGCGGGTTCGAATCCCGCTCTCCCTACCATTTGGGTGCGTAGCTCAGTGGTAGAGCATCGGCCTTTTAAGCCGCTGGTCGAAGGTTCAAGTCCTTCCGCACTCACCATTAAAATGACGAAACGCACCAAATTCAGAGGTACTCTGATACCTTTTAGGTGGTCGAAGGCCCTTAGAAGGCAATCTGAGGCTGCCATTTTGGCAGGTTAGCCTTATTTAGAGGAAAATGATGAAAAACACCGATTTCTCCGAAGTAGGACAGGCTGTAGGTAAAATTGTCAAAGAAAAACAAGAAGCCTATGGAGATTCTTTTGGCAGGAGTGGGGAGTGTCTCAGACAAATGTTTCCCAATGGTATTAAACCAGATCAATACGATGATTTGCTTACCATAGCGAGGATACTAGATAAACTATTCCGTATAGCGTCAGATCCACAAGCGTTTGAGGAAAATCCGTATCAGGATATAGTGGGGTATGGTCTTCTGGGTATGAAGAGATACGACAAGCCCCAAAAAATTTAGAGATAGGGGCTTGACACGCTCTACCAGTATGGTATAATGGATGAACGATGAAAGATCACGAAGACATCATAGGCAAGAGGGTAGAAGTTTATCGCAACCTTCATAAGAATTGTTTTTCCATTCGTTACCGAGGAAAAGTAATGGGATACCTTTATGATATCGGGTTTGGTATTCCTGCTCCTCGACTATATCTCACGAATGCTACTTTTGCGGTACAACCAGCGGGTAGGGAGAAAGTACTCCGAGAGGGTAGAAAGAATGTTCACGCTTTTGTGCGTGGGACCGTCTCTTATTTGGGAGGTCTTCAACAGAAAAAGATTATTAATAGGTGTAAAAAGAAGGTTACTTATAACCCTTACACCATGGAAACATTTAGATATAAAAATGGGAAACAAATTTTGGAAGCCAAGCATGTGATAATCACGCAGGGCGACGTTCTTGTTGGTTAAGAGGAAGTTATAATGAAAAGCATGACAGTGAATCTAACCTATTCGTGGACATTTACTAAAAAGGAGTGGAGAGAGGAGAAGGAATTCCTTGAAAATATCAAGGAGAACTCTAGAATTGTACTGGCCGATGATGCTCACCATACGTTCTATTGTATGAATGACATTGTTGCGCCTAAACTTATAAATATTGAGGTGAAGAATGATGACTGAAGACCAGTGGAATAAAATTAACAAGAAGTATGGTATGCTGATGTATAAAATCAGCCATCAGATTAGTGGAGACACAGCTACCGCTAACTTTGATGATAACTTACAAGACATCAGGATGGCTGCGATGGAGGCTGTAGCTGGGTTTGAGAAACAGAATGATGGGGCTAACGGTAAGTTCGATGATTTTTGGGGCTCAAAAGGTTTCGACCGATACATTAAAACGTGTCTGTGGACCAAGAAAAATAATAAGGGTGCTAAGATCACGAAGAAATCATCCATCCTAAAGGGGACAATCTCTACTGAAATGGAGGAAGTTCTACAAATGGAAGAGTGTACTGGAGATCCTGATGTTGCCATAGCTTTAGAAGAGATAGCCTTCTACTTAACTCCAATTCAGCAAGAACTTATCAGTATGGTGGTGCAAGACCCAACACTGGTAAAGCCCAATGGTAAGATAAATGTCAAGAAGGTTTCTGAAAATCTTAATACCACTTGGTTTGAGGCTGATAAACAGATTAAACATCTATCTGCAATACTGGAGAATGAGTTGTAAATGAAAGATTTTCAGGATAATAAGAGCATCTTCTCCCTTGTGTGGGGACTCTTGGCAGTATTTTTTGCGGTGGTTTTAATGTGTCACTACTTTGGTACACCTATTACCGCTATAATATTACTGAGCGTGTGTATATATAAGTATGTACGAGTATAAAGTTTTTGAGACCTCATCCATTCCTAGTTCCATTGCGGCTCTAAATGAGTTGCTGGAATACTTACAAAAGGAAGGATGGGAGCCTATGAGTGTGGATTACACTCGTTATACCGTTTTCGCAAGAAAACCTAAAATTCTAAATGATTAGGAGAATGCTATGAAGAATGTTATTTGTGTATTGTTGATGTGTGCATTTGCTGCACCAGTTATCGGACAGAGAGTTAAGCATGATAGAAAGCATGTCGAGGCTGCCCATAAGAAGGCTGACGTTAAGAAGGGTTGCCCTAAGTGTAACTCTCTCAAAAAGGAACTGGAGGCTCTCAAGAAGAGGGTTGCGCGTTCTCAGAGGGGTTCCAGGAGAGGAGGTCGTTCTATTAGAGGTCGTAGTTCCCGAGGCACTAGAGGCACTAGAGGGAAGAGAGGCACCACTACTAAAAAGTCAAATGACACCCAGAAGAAAATGGAAGCAGCAAGGAAGAAGTGGGCCGAGGCTATGAAGAAGCGAGTGGATAGCTCCAACAAGAAGAGAGACGGTGAGTGGCGTAAGCGTATCGAGGAGATGAGAAAGACTTTTCAACTCCAGCTACGAGACGGTCGCTTTATTGCGTAATCACTTGAGAGTATATTCTACTGCGATTCTACTTGGGTCTTGAGTACCGATTGTAATGGTCTCAAAGCCCAGGATTGAATTTGCCTTAGGGGTTATCGTTAAGTTTAGCTGATATTCAGCAATTTCCTGAGTATTGGCTAGGCTTACGGTAAACCACAAATATAAATCTGTTTTTGGGCTGCCATTTATAAACATAGCTCCCACTAAATGACTACCGAAGTTGGATGTTTTAAAGGTAGCCCACGAGAAGGTATTCACCAACTCATCCATTATAACAACTTCATTTAACCTAAGAGTGAACGTGTTGTAGTCAATGAATTGGATGAGAGGAAGGTGAGATTGGTAACCACCTACAGGCTCAAAGTTAGTAAGAAGTGCTACCTCATTAGTGGGGAGAACACGAGGACCGCTTTTATCCCCCTTAGCTCCTCCGCTACATGCAGCCAGACCAAGACCAAGAACTACCCAACATATTAATTTTAACATATTACTCCATTAATAGAATGTGCATTCTATTATAGTATATATCACTC